GATCTCGCCGGTGGGGGATTTACCGTCTGTTATCCTTACTGTTTTGGCAGTAGCATCCAATACCCGATATTTGATGTTGCCCACCGTAAACTCTTGTGCCGCCGCCAATACAGCCACACACAAACCCACTGTTATACTCCCTCCAAAACGAAATGTACAAAACACACAAAATAAATATCTAAAAAATAACCTCTTACCCAAGAGCGTAAAAAACGAAAAGTACAATAATTTGAATTTCGGTTGGATTTTTAGATTTACTAAAATTAATGTAGAATAAATCATTATTTCTTATTAGATTTGAAGATGAGTATTGAATATCATAATCACTAATATTACTTAAAGAGTATAAGTATTTAGCGGAATCGCTTTCCATAATTCTAATAAAATTATTAAAATTATTAATAGGATTCGAATTATAAAAAGCTGATAATGATATATATTTAGCGTATAAAGGATTATATCTAACTGGAGTTATATCATGAAGATTATATATCATAGAAGGATATATAATATCATTATTTAAATCCAATAAGTAGCTACTTTCTGTCGGATAAAAATTGGAGAAAATTGCATCTTCTGATGTGTCTGCTATTATAGGATTAAATCTATTTATCTTTATTGCATTACCATTCGTCCTATTTAATATTTGAGCGGTCGTATATTTCGGAGACATCTTAGATTTGTTACCAGATATGACTTCACGGCAAATTTGGCTGTCAATTGAATCATAGAAAGGTAATTTATCTTTAGATATAGCAGCATACGAATTATATGTATTATTTAAACTATATTTAAGATTATTTAAATATTGGTCATCGCTTGCAGTGTATAACGCATTTGATGTGAAATTAATTTTAATAATAGCAAACCCGTTGGCTTCAATATCTTTAAAATAATCGTTAGCATCTAATCCTATTTTATTATTATAAATTTTACCATGTTCGCCAATACTTAGACGTATAGCTTTACAACCTTTTACATTGACTATACCTTTTACAACTTCAGATGAAGTACCAGTAATACAACCAGCACTAAATGGATTGAATTTATAGAAGGTATCATCATTTGTGAAATCATATTTGTCATTTGTTTCATTGAACAAAGTTTGAAGTTGACCAAAGTAGAAAGAGTAATCTAATTTAAGATTACTACCCACATTGAATTCGCATTTTAAAGTGTCTTGATCAAAATATTTACTAAGATTATTATTACTAGTATTAACTCCATTAAATTTAATACGTTTTCCACCAATAGCATCAGTATTGAAAGACTTCTTAGAGATATTCTTATAGAATAAATTGATAAATCCATCAGTTCTTGGATTGGAGTTTATATTTGTTTTAGCTAATGCTTTGAGTTTGGATACTACTCCAGAGTTATCGCTATAATAATATATTTCATTACCATTTATAGAACCAGTATCTACTGAATTTGTAAATAACTTATTGAAGAATTCTGATTCATTATCTGCATTTAATCCAAATTCATTAAATGTATAATTTTCAGTATAATTTGGATTTATTATTTTTGGTAATTGAGGAATTTCTCCAATATCATCATTAGTTAATTTAAATCCATTTAGATGCTTAGACAAAAACTTACCTGGAAATATCGTTTCATTACTTATTAACCCTTTGAAATAGTTTGCAGAGTTAGTTCCTATAGCAGAAAGAATAGATTTTTGATCAGTATTTTCTGATTTACTATAACTTAAAAGAGTTTTTATATATGGCCCCATTTTATTATAAACAGTACAGCCTCTATTTGTACGTAATGGTACAAAATAATTTATATCTTTATCAGTGATTCCTAATCTATTTTTAATTAGAGATTCATATTCATTACCTATATTTATAGGAAGTTCTTTACCTGTATCTTCAGATATGGAATTATTTCTACTAACGCTACGACCAATAAGTTTATTAATAATACCAGGTCGATAATTAGAATTAGCAGTATTTTTAAATTCTAAAACTTCTTTATCGAAATTTACTTTATTAGAATCGAATAATAAATTATTAGTAGTTTTAGATGTTGGAGTGGATAAGTTAGCAGAATATATCTCCAATATCCCACCTTTGGCGGTAGCTACTTCTTTTACAGAGTCATCAGCATTTACCACTGATAATTTAGTTGCAGATCCAGATAAAATGGATCCACCATTAACCCCATTAGGATATATTTTATTAATATCTTTTACGAATTTATTATAATCAGTGGCATTTATTTTAGCATCATTTTCACTATAATAAATATGATTATTAAATATTGCCATACCAGATCCAGCACCAATCAATGTATATTCTACACTGATAGCATCAGGTGGTAATACGATATCGTTATCGCCAATATCACATAAGAAGTATTTACTATAATATCTAGTAGTTACTTCCTTTAGAGCGGCCATAACTGTACCATTAATATTAAATCTTTTTTTAGCTGAAGCTTGTGGATCAGTTAATTCACCAATACCATAATATGCTTTTCCAATATTAGGTATTTCTAAAGACTTACCCATACCATTTACTTCTTCTAAAGTAGTATATAAAGTCAGATATTCTTTATTTCCATCAGGACTTTCTATAACACGTTTTATATTAAGCTTTGCCATATTAAGTCTCCATTAAATATTTAAAGATAGTACTATACGAGATAGTACTATCTTTAACTGTTTTATTCAAAGTATTCTTTATATCCATTAGGCCATTCTAATTGACCTTTTTCATTATATTTTACTATCTTATTAGCAGCATTACCAACGTCAGTTTGTTTAACAAATTGACTTGCATTTAGATTGCCAAGAGAATCAGCATTACCACCATTTGCTCTAGCGGTAATAGTAATATCTCTAGTACCATCAAATTGAACGCCATTAATATTGACTGGAGTTTTTAATTTAGCAGCTGGCACTTCAATATCTGATGTACCATTGTATACAACTCCATTAATTTTACCAGTTAATTTAACTAATGGGGTTAATCCAAGAAGAGACCGATAATGATCTCTAACCGCATACACCCAATCTGGAATATCAGTTACATTATTAAATGTAAGACTTCTAGTTCCATCATCTAAGCGATCAATACATCCATATGGATAGAAGAAATTATTTTCTGTATTACCAAGAGCTAATATATTATATTGACCATTAAATACCGAACCAGCATCGATCAATAAATTAGTGGCAGAATCAAAATCTTTACTATTTACATCTGTAAATCTAAAGTTAATAGTTCCATTACTTAGATCATATACTTTGATTGCTGTTTTATTTCTTAAATCAAATACTTTTACATTACCGGTTTTATCGCCAACGCAAATGCAGTCTGTCAATACTGGATAGTATGCAAAAGTAGATGCATTAGAATTACCATAGAATCGTTTCATATTAAAATTAGTAGCAATAAAAGATTTACTCATTCCATTAATAGAAATAGAGTTATAATTCATTATTGGTCTAATTCTAATTAGATCTCCTTCGGATTCATTAAATCCTGCAGGAGTAGATACAACTAAATTAGTCTTTAATTGTGTCACATCAGGGATATTAATACCTGTAGAAGTTTTATTGATTACTGATAATTTTACAATCTTAGCAGTAAATACATCAATATTATTTATAGAAAGACTGAATTTATCTCCAGTATTTTGAACTTTAAATCTAAAGCCAATTAGTTTACTAGATACATAACTATCAGCTTGATCTACATATGTAGCTCCACGATCAGCAGTTAGATATAATGTCATATTTACTGGACAATAGTTAATCAATAATTCTAACTTAATAGCAGATATGCTAAATGTATTCTTATTATTTAGAATCATTGATAAATTTTTGATATTAGGATATTCCATATCTGCTAATGCAATAAGCTCTTGATATCCTTTACTCTTTAGATATTCATCGGAGGTTAGTCCATTCAATCTCTCAGAGTTGTATGCAGTATTTTTCTTCATTAGCTCGATTACTGCTTCATTAATACCAGATAATTCTGATAAGCTATGAGAGTGACCAGCTTTAGAAACTTCTTTACCTCCAGAGGTTATACTACCAACAACCTCTAAGCGGTCTCTGACATTCGTGTCTCTTAATTTTGCCATTTATATAACCTCTATTTATTTTCACACCCACCACAGTCGTCATAACTTTTCCGTGCTGGGTATTTATACGTACCATTTTTCTTAGGATATTTAACGTATAGATAATAATCCTTTTTATATCTTTGATATTGTGGTTCGTCTGAATCAATAAGATAATCTGTATCGTAATCTACAAATACATATTTATCGTAGTTATTATCTGATTGAATATGCTTAGGCATGTTTCTGTAATAATTATGAGCACCATTTCTATCAACTTCTAGATGGTCTATTACTTTATTTGGATCTAGCCAATTATCGATATCTACTGGTAATACATACGATAACCATCTAGATGAATAATATGGCTTATAATATTTAGGCCATCTATTGGAGTTCTTTTGAGCAAGATTATATTGGTATCTTTCCCAATTATAATTATTAATACGTCGCTCTAATTCTTCACTGACTACACCAAATATGTGAGTATATGGTAGCCCAGAATATGAATCAAAAACTCTACCGCTACGATAAAGACTTTCTTGTTCTAAAGGTGAGTTTACACGAACTATCTTCATAAATCCTTTAGGGTCTGGATCTGGTCTAGATGAATAATATCTACCGGGCCATGCATAATAAAATCCTTCAATCCCAATATTAGGAGGATAAATATTAGTACCATTCATATCAGGTGCTTGAGCTGCAATTTCACAACCTATTTGACAACCAACTTGACATGGTTTAATGCAATAACCATTAGTATCAAAAGATTGATTCCATATTTTATTAAGATGCTTACTGATAGTATTGATATTATTTTCAATTAATTTGAAAGTTTCAATACTAGCTTTACTACCATAAGTCAATTCAGGAATATCTGTATATAAGTTAGCAGGAAGGTGTCCAAGACTTTCCTTAATTTTATTAGCATATAATACTAATACATTCATATTATCAACTGTCAACTTCTGACCTCGTTTAGAAGGAGTTACAGTTCTATTTTTAGTATCATTATGCCAATTTCTATTATCACCATCTATTTGTTTTTCTTGATAATATCTATCATAATGCTCATCAGGATTTTCCCAAACATGATTGATATCATTAAGTTCATTTTTTAATCTATATATTACATCTACGAGATTATTAGCTTGAGTTGCAAATTCATCTCCGATCTTAACTCCTTCAGTTACATAAGGAGGATCATTATATTTATATTTACCACGATCAGGCATATTTAACTCCTTTCACGCTATTTAATTACTGAAATGTTATGCCCATAGGCTATGACTGCCTATGGGCTAATTCCTTTATTTAAGGGCATTCTGGATATATTTAACTACGTCATAATATATTTCATTCATCTGACAGAATGCATTTTTCTGACCAAATTCTTTACGTTCATCTGCTATCATATGTAAATAGCATTCACCATTACATATATTACCTTTACAACGGCAAAAGTCACATTTCTTAGCATATTTAGCATCTAATTGATATTTGATACATTCATATTTTGGTTCTGGATTTAAATTATCTTCTAATATATTACCATAATTCATATTCCAATTAGTTTCAGTGAAATATGAATCTGGACATGATACAACATCACCATTCCAGTTAACTACTACAGATGTATTAGACCCAAAGTAACAGCATTTAGTACACTCATCATGTCTAGTTAAATCTAAGTCTAAGAATCTACTTAATACTCCACCGAAATTAAATTCAGTATCAGTATTTAGATTCTCTAAATAATAATCAGCTATCTTATACCACTGAGCTTCTAGATCAAGATATTTTAATATATGCAAGATATTAGTATCTAATTGTGGTATTATACGTTTAGCATTAAATCTCTGATGAATAAATTTTACATTTTCGAATAGATTGCCCATATTATCGAATGATATAGTCATTCTAGCTTCAAATGGAATATTATTAGCATTTAGTTTATCTAATGCATCTGCAACTTTATCAAATGAATTACTACGATTTCTATCATGAGTAATCTTATTACCATCTATTGATGCAGTTATAAAAGTATCCGCATTCTTCCAATAATCAACAACTTCATCTGTTAATAAAGTTAGATTACTAGTAGCGCCTGTTTTATATTGTAGATTATTTTCATTCAAATAATCATAAATTGTTTTCATGGCATCCCAACCAATTAAAGGTTCTCCTCCAAAGAAGGATACTTTAAATGGATATTCAGGATCACCTATATCTCTATATATTTTCTTAATGATTCCTAAAGCAGTATCAGGAGTCATTATATTATTAGATTTATTACTCTCGAAGCAATATTTACAAGATAAATTACACATATCAGTTGTAATTAGAATTGCATTATTGCATTCGGGATATAAATGTTTAAATTTCATTATAAATACCTCATTATCGAGATGTTTATATCCCAGTAGATGATTAACACCTACTGGGAATATAACCATAGTTTGAAGAATTTACTTCTTTTTCAAAACTAACTTAAGAATGAAATTAATTCCTTTTAAAACGTATACAACAGGAATTGCCGCAGGAAATAAAAGGAAAAATTTTTTCCTAAGCTGTCGTCTCTTGACGATAGTTTCCGTACTCATTCTTATGAGATCTCCTTTGTATAAAAAATAAAAACTTCTCATACACTTTGGCTCTCAATCATGTGTTCCAGTTTTCTGCGTACGTAAAATTCCGTTTAATTTGATCTTCATCAAAGACATAATTTTTATATACATCTTCAAAGACTTTCTTTTCTATATGTCTCATAGCACACTGCTGTCTCATTTTATTCTGTAAATTATTCTTATAGAATTTACTTACAGCTGGACATTCAAAGCAATGGAAGCATTTACATCCATCTTCTTCTGCTACACTACACATTGGAGTTTGATTATATTCTTCAGTAAATTTATCTATCACTTCAGGATATAACCCAGTAAATACATCTCCTATTTTTAAAGTCTGATTAGAATAGAATGCATCATCAGAAAAATATCCACATGGATAAAGAGAACCATCGATGCCGACATGTAAGAAATGACCAAGATGTCTACAGCTAATAGATCTTAATCTTTCTTTTTCTGTCATATTATTAGTATACAACATTGTGTCTACATTTGCAACTATTTTATCTCTATTTTCTTCTAAAGCATTCTCTTCAAAGATATAGTATAATTGCTCTTCGAACTTCTTAAGAAAATCTGGATCTTTATAATAATCACAGTCAGATAGTGGATAATATTCCCACTTATAACAGCCATTATCTAAAGCAAACTTATATGCATCATATAAATTATCTATCGTGTCAGGTGTACATGCAGTCCTAACAAGCACCTTATCGTTATAGTCAGATTTGCCTAAAGTTGTTATAGTCTTATTGAAGTAGTCATCATTAAATACGTCAATATTCTTCGGTTTACGAGATTTAGATGCACTATATATACCATCCCAGGATATCTTACAACCCCATGGATTTAATATTCCATCATTCCATAAATCTATTAAACCATTTATATTAGATCCATTTGATATTGTAGTCATTTGGATATTAGTTTCTTTATATCGTTCAATCTTTTTAAATTTTTTATAGTCTTGTCTAATCTTATCACAATGAAGACTAGACTCGCCACCAGTAACCTTGATTTCAAAGTCATCTGCTAGTGGTAAAGTTATAAGTAACTTTATTAATTCATCAAAATATGTAAATCCTCTAGTACGTTCTTTAACATCATGCTTTTGAAAACAATAAACACAATCTAAATTACAATACTCGGATACTTTGTATACTATAGCATCAAATCGTTCAAACATTTGATACCTCCATAGAGAATGTAATGGTAATACTCATAAAGAGTATTACCATTAAGTTATCACCCAAATATTGATTTATAAACTTCGAGTTCAGCATGTCTTATATTACATTGCTGATATAGTCTATCTTGGTAATTTTTAGATATAGCTTTATGAGAACAGCAATCTTCGCAAAGAATATTATTACATGTAGCACAGTCTAAATTAGATCTGTCTAATTTAATATCTTTAAACTTCTTAAAGACTTCTGGTATTCTTCTCCATTCAGTTATATCTACAGAAATATCCTCTAATCCAAGTTTAGGGTTTAATGAAGTAGAGCATACTGATATTCTGCCATTTGTATCTATAGAAAGAGTTTTTCCAGCCACGCAGGATGTAGTCGGAGCTACTCTGGTTTTATATTTATGAATATTATATAAACAATCACCTTTATCTTTAAAGAAAGTCAATAGTTTATATATTTCCTCTTTGAAGAGTTTTATATATTCAGGATCTCTATATCCTTGCCAATCATCAACTAAATAATATTCTAAGTTTTTATACCCTAGATTATATAGATTGATAATTGTATTGGATAGATCTCGTATATTTTCATGAGCTGCACTTCTAACTATAACTTCATCAGCACAGTTTATTCTAGCTAAAGATTTTAAAGTTTCTAAAGTAGAATCGGAATCATTTTTATATAATCTAGATGAATTCTCTCCATCGTATGAAATACTCAATGTGATATTTCTACCAAACATCTTATTCATAAAATCTTTTATATTTTCATATGACGTACCATTAGAGAAGCATCTATACTCAATATCAATAGCTCTATATCTATTAATCTTATCTATCTTTTTGATAGCATTATATAAAGTTGGCATTCTAGTACTGGTAAATAACTCACCAGTACTAAAATTTATTGTAAGTTTATCATTATCTATATTTATATATTTGAGCATCTCAATTAAGTCATTCCATCTAGTAAATGTGGATGTATCACTATTAGTATTGAAGCCACCAATAAGATAACAATATTTACATGCCATATTACATAAACGATTTATATGTAAATCAATAGTATTTAACTTAAAGTCATCTACTGATTGTATGTCATAACTAGGACAAGAATACATCTTCTTTTCCTCTAATATTGTAGTACCAATTCTTATATACAGTCAAAGCAACTTCATTATTTGCAAACCATTGATCAATATGATTAGTCAAACGGTTAAACGAATCTGTAGTTGCTTGATTAGAGAATTTAGTACCACTATAAGATTTTCTTAGAATAAATTCTTGATCTTGAGGATTTAGATTTCTAAGATATGGATCGCCACTCTTACATAGAATTTGTGTACTTAATTTTACATATCTACGTAAAATGCCACAGAAGTTTGGAGCCATAACTTTATCATAAATTACAAGAGTCTTGAATAGTTTTTGTGGTTCAGAAAGAGCATTATCAATCCATTCTAAAATTTCATAATAATATTTAGTTGTCTCTTCCCAATTACGAACAGCAAATGCTAATTCAAATTTCTTATCAAGAATCCCAAGTTCATTAATAGAAGTTCCTTTAAAGTCACCATCTAGAATATCTTCGGGAACGCTAATATTAGGAAGCTGTTTATAGATTAGCTTATCATTATCAACGAAGTTATATGCATTTGTTAAAGTATGGTCAAAGATTTCAATAAATACATATTTCAACAAATCTTGATCTTTGATGATCAATTTATATTCGTCATATAATGAAGTCAAAAGACCAAATACTTTGGTTAAGTAAGTTTCATCTTTAGGAGCTTCATTAATAGCATAATCTTCAACTTTAGAGTTGATGTATTTCAAATGAATATATGTAGAGAATTGATATTTTGTTTTCAAATCTTGAGCTTCATATAATTCATGATATTGTTTTTGATAAGTATTGAATGTATAGTCTTGATAGGAAGTATTAATCAAGTACGATAAGATATAAAGAACCGTTTCTGTATCATATTCAGATCTATGATCATAATAGTACAAAAGATCATTCTTTGTCATATCATTATCAAGAGTAATCTTCATTTGAAGTTCGTATTCTGGACAATACTTTTTAACTAATGCATATAAAGTATCATTATATTGCTTATAGATGAAATCATCTTCTTTAATATTATTATCAAACATGACTACATCGAGCAATGTACCAGATTTACTAAATCTATCTTTAGCAAGCTTATCAATTTCAATAAAGCTTGGATCGTCTTTTATTTTAGCGTAAATACGCTCAGGAACGTAGTTAATCATCAGTAAACCATCTCCTTATGATATTCGGATTGGTAAGCCTTATATCGTTTAATTATTTCATACAATCTTTCTTTATCGGATCTAGATAAAGTAGATAGCCATTGTTTAATGGTCTTGTAGTATACTTCCATCATGATACATGTAGATTCTAAAAAGTTTGATTCCCAATCTTCACCAAATTCTAAGAATCGTTCATATCTACAACCACCATCGCACATGCAACGATATTCACAGGCATCACATTTAGGATTCTTACATGGTTTTTGTAGAAGTTCTTCACCAAACTTTGTTTCTTCTTGAGATAATGCAGTACAATAAGATTGCCATCCACTTGGAGTTATAACCTTATACTTACCGGCATCACAAGAACCAAAGTAATTATCATTTTGAAGTACAGCAATAATTCTATTAAGATGATCCATATACATTTTATCCAATGTAAAGGTCTTAATATATTGCTCTCTAAATGTATCTAGGAAATTACCAGTATATAATGAACGATGAGCAACAACGAATTCTCCAGAAACTCCATATTTTTGGAATTCTAAGAACTGTTTATGAATCTCTTCCATTAGATGGACGTTTTCATTTCCTATAACACATTTGATATCGAATTTTAAACCTCTATCTATAGCATACCATATATTTTCATATACATTAGATGCAATAGATTTACCACAGGTATCAACACGATTTTTATCTGCAAATCCATCCCAAGAGAGTTGGATTTCATTCATAGGATATTTTTCATTTAGATCAATAAATTCTTTGAAGTTTACTACAGTTGAAGTTACAATTTGGAACTTCAATTTACCATAGTATTTCTCCATAGTCTTTTCTATTAGATCTAAACAAAGAAGAGGTTCGCCACCAAAGAATAATATCCTTGATGGCTTTTCTTCTTGAATAATTTTATCTATCTGATCAAATGTCATAGTGGCAGGATTGTCCCTGCCTTTAATATAACAATATTCACACCGATTAGGACATGCCTCGGTTAGCATTAGATAAATTTCTTTATACATTATTCATCTTCACTTTTATTTAATTCAGCTAATTCTTCTTCACTTAAATCATCAGTAGCAATTGGATGATCTTTAGGAACTGGATTTAAATCTGGAGTTGTTTCTGTATTAGCAGGAGTTTCAGATTCAGCAGTTTCATTTAATTTATTCAATTCAGTATGATCTAAGTTAAATCCGTCTGGTAATTTAGGTACAATTGGCGCACCAGGTGTTTCTTCTGTATGATTATTATCTTCAGTGAATGTGCCAGGAGTTGCAGTATTTGTATTTTCTGGATGCTCAGTAGAATCGTAATCTGCAGTTTCACTAACTTTGTTTTTATCCTCAGTTTCTTTGATTGCAGTTGCTTCATCTACACCATCTACAATTATACGTTTACAACGCTTAAGCATAGATTCATTATTAGCTAAATCATCTAGCTTAGCTTTAGAGTTAGCAAACCAAGTATCTACATAATTCTTAAATTTATCTAATAATAACTTATTAGCATAAGTATCATATAGAGTATATTCTAAGTTTGGATTAGTAATAAAATCTTCATCAGATTGAATTACGTTTCTAAATTCCATATTGAAGATTGGATATAGATTTTGGATATAATAGAATCGTCTCATTGAGATAATAAATCCAGTGATATTATTCTTATTATAATATCTCAATCCATCGAAGAATTTTTCTTTATCAAATAATGCGTTATCAATATATTGATATTGCTTATAAACCCATTTAAAGAAATTCTTATAATCGGAAAGATCGAAGTATAATTCATATAGACGTTCCATTGTCCAAATTACACCAATGGAATTTTCTTTATTATCAAAATCTAATGTAGCTGGGTCGATAAGTTTTTCAATCTTTGCTAAAGTTTTATATTTAACATCTCTATCCATTCTAGGAATGAGATATTGTAAAGCAGCACAACGTAATTCTAAACGTAGATTACGTAATGTATCTTTATCGTTAATATATTTATTAATATTATCAAATTTAGTTTGCATGAATTTTTCATATTCATCAAACATATCCAAATCACCAGCGGTGGATAATTGAGTTGTACAGAATTTGATGCTTACAAAGTTATAGTACGCTAAATGAATATATTTAGGAAGTCCAGCTCTTACATCTTCTGCAACTTCTTCATACATTGCACAGAATAAAGAGATTAGGATTTCATATTCATAAGCACTAGATAATTTATACGAAATATTCTTTTCTAATAATACAAATCTATCACGAAGATTCTTAACAGAGTTAAGCAATTCTGCTACAACATCGAAAGATTGTATTTTAGTATAGGTGAATAGATTATATAAATACATATCATCGGCTTTAAGCTTAGTTTCCAATTCAGTCATGAGATCTAGATATTCTTTAGAATTCATAATATCATAATACGATTGGAGATCTGATTGAATAGTGGATGGATTATATTTTTTCTTAGCTAAGTCATTTATTTTGGTAACGATACCAATCTTCTTAGCAAAGTCAAATACTTCATCTAAGATATATATTTTCATTTACGACCATCCCCCACAGTTTTGATTATGGCATGTATTATATTGGCAAGATTGGCAAGCTAATTGACATGCTGCTTGGCATGCAACTTGACAAGACATTACGCAATACCCAGAACCATCGAAATATTTACCCCAATTATTATTTAGATAAGTATTAGTTTTTCTACAATAGCTGTATGGTTTTTAGGTTTTACAATAATCCCACAAGTATATGCAATGACAAAAGAGTTTGTTGCCTTTGGGGAAGATTCTTTTGGAACACAATCTTTAATTAGATTAGGAGGATTTTTATTAGGACTTTTAACAATATTTTTGATTGCTTTATCAGTTCAATAAGTCTATTTTCATTTATATCCTT